TCGTTAAAAGCACCAGAGTTTGTCGCTGGGAGTAGAGCATCGGTAATTTTAATACCTTTACCAGATGTGCCGTGAGAACCAATATAAGGGTATGAGCCATTAGCACCAATACTACCTACAGTTGAGCCGTCTTTGCGGAACTTAGCTATGTCACCATCATTAGTGTTTCGACCAAAGATTGCGCTTTCAGCACTAGCCTTCACCGCAGTAAATAATCCATCAGCACGGGCTTGGATACCAACAGTCGTAGTGTTTTCAACAGTCTTACCCACCAACAAGTTACCTGACGAATCTATTCTCATTTTTTCCTGACCGCCATCAACACCAAACGTAAGTGGGTGTGTACCGATACTCATCATAGAGACGGTGTTTGAGCCAGTTGTGCCGAAGTATCCGTTTGCAGTTCCGTTTGTAATTTGTAGGTAATTTGCACCAGTTGTGTTTTCTATCTTTGTGGTAACAGAATTGTTAGCACCAGTAACGTCAATGCCTGTTGATGTTGTGGCTAGTTTGGTTGCGCTCTGATATTTAAAACGGATGTCACCACTAGAATTAGTTTGCAAGTAATTATAATTGCTATTATTTATATAAAATTGGTCTGCCTTAATATATAATGACCCTTCTCCACTACCTGTTACATCATCAATATAACTATGTGACCCATCATGGTAAATCTGTAGGTCAGACCCAGCACCGAATATGGCTTTGTCGTTGTCACCAAATGACAAGTCGCCTGACATTGTACTGCCAGTCTGTAACACAGCACCACTTAACGAAGCATAAGCCGCTACCCAAGTAGAACCCTCGTAAACTTTCATAGTGTCGTCTGTGCTGTTAAAGTAGAGGCTACCAGCAACCAGTGCGTTTCCGTCATTGTCTACTGATGGATTGCTAGACTTTACACCTAAGTATCTATCGTCAAAGTTATCTAAAGCCGCTAAAGCCGCATCCTTAGAAGCTGATGCCGCTGTTGCAGAGTTAGCCGCCGCTGTTGCAGAGTTAGCTGAATTTGTTTCTGCGCCCGTTATTGAGGCCGCACTTGCCGCCGCCGCTGTTGCTGAGTTTGCACTTGCAGTAGCTGAGTTTGCAGAAGATGTAGCTGAAGCCGCCGCTTCGTTTGCTTTTGTTGTAGCAGTTGCGGATGAATTAGCAGAAGCTGTAGCACTTGAAGCACTATTTGTTTCTGAAGTTGCCGCATTGGTTGCTGAAGATGCCGCCGCATTCTTTGAGCTTAACGCATTTGTTTCTGAGTTTGAGGCCGCAACTTGTGAAGCACTCGCTTCATTGGCTTTAGTTGTCGCTGTAGTAGCTGAGTTCGCACTATTTGTTGCACTTACTGCGCTATTATTGGCTGATACAACAGCTTCAGCGGCTTTAGTTGTCGCTACGGTTTGACTAGAGTTAGCTGATGAAGCACTTGATGCACTTGCCGTTGCACTATTTGATGATGATGTAGCACTATTAGCGGCATTAGTTTCTGAAGTAGAACTTGCGCTTTCAGATGCAGATGCGGCATTTTTAGACGCTAAAGCTTCTGCGGCACTTGTAGAACTTTCACCAGCTTTTGTAGTTGAAATAGTTGCTTGAGCTGATGCTGTTGATGCAGAAGCAGACGCTTCATTAGCTTTAGTTGTAGCTGTAGCGGCGTTATCATCTGCAGTTAATACTTCAGCCATGTTTGCCGCGACTGAGTTAACATTAGTTGTATTACCTGCAACTATATTTACGTTACCTGCAATCTCTGCAACTGTATCAATATTATCTATATTAGCGTTGATTGTAGCAATAGCACTATCAGCTCTATCTCTACTTTCTTCAGCTATTAGTCTGTTTTGTTGGTGTGCTAAATCCAGATCAGCCTCAAATAATGTTGAGCCATCTGCAAAATCCACTAACGGATTTAAAGGTGTAGCACGACTAATAATAACTTTAGCACCTGACGCTGGTGTTGCGGCTATATTAATTGTCGTTGAGTTTAAAAATGTAAAAGTTGGAGCTGTCCCATTTACGGTAACAACTACGTCTGCTTGATTTATGTATGTGAACGGTATTTGAAACTGGTTCGTCGCACCGTCAGCGACATAGTTTACAATGGATGCCATCCATATCTCCTATATTGTAATAAGACCTCGCCGAAGCGAGGCCGTTGTAGTTGTTAATCGAGTCTTAGATTATCCAGAATTGTCTCTGGTTTTACTGCAGGTTTATTACGCTGACTGTTTCTTAGGAACTTCCTGTAAGCCTTTGTTTGCTCACGTATAACTGGATATTCTTTCATTAACTGTCTTAACGCTTTATCCCTGTAACGCTTAATTTCTCTATTAAGCATAGCTACCCTGTGACTTTCTGAAGCTGATACTAGACCGTAATCTTCACCGTCTTTATTGTATTTTTTGCTTTTGATAACTCTTTGTAGTTTTTCATTTAAAGTTCTTGAGCCAGATTTCATTGAACCCATTAATTGATTCCAACGTTCTACCTGATCTGCAGTAAGCTCTACGCCTTTTACTTTTCTGGTTGCACCTTGAAATCTATAACCTAATTTACGCATTTCTTTGTTAATTAAAGCTGTGCCAACATCTTTCTCTTCAAGACCTTTTTTGGTAATATGTACGAAACCTTTAAGTCTATCAGGTGTGTCTAAAGGCTGTCCGTCTATCCAACTGTATTTGATAGTAAGACCATCACGACCAATTCCTGATTGCTTTCTAAGCTTATCTAAGTAGCTACGAGTGTCACGTAAATATTCATCATTCATGTTACCTGTCTGGTTTGTAAGACTAGATAACGGTAGTAATGATGCCATTCGTTGCTTAAAGAAGTTCTCAATTTCCCAAGGACTATCTTTAGAATTCATTAAGCTTACTGTATCAGAGATACCTTGTAGGTATGTTTTAGATACGATGTTATTACCTGCCGCCGCTACAAACATAGCCATTAGGTCTGTTGCATCGTTATCTGCCATTTGACCTGCTACAATCATTTCATTGATATCGGCTACGATACCAAACGATGTAGTCCAAGGGTCTAATCGAGCATAACTAACCCAGTAAGGCTTTTCATCTGTACCAAAGTTAATTGAGTATGGTTGCCAATCCTTTGATTCACGCCATAATTTAGCTAGTTTTGGGTCAGTCGGACCACCTCCAGATAGCTTATTATTAAGGGCGAGAGCCGATAGAGTACCATAAATAGCAATACCCATAGCCATCTTACCTCTAGCTTGCGCTCTTATAGATGGGTCAGCGTTATTCCATTCATCTTTGTACTGCTTTCTTAATAGATTAAACGCTGGTGTTCTATCTATAGCTTGGTTTAAGATATTCATTGGTGTTTGAATGAACGGTGTTAACTGTCTCATTAACGGGTGTTTATTTACAAACCCTTGGAAGTTTCCAGAGAATGTTCCTTTTTCTAGTGGCTGTGTAAATGTAGCCTGTCTAGCTTCTAGCAACGCCGCTGATGAATAACTACTATTCTTGTTAGCAGAACCAATAGCATTCTCAATGAACTTCTCTTTAACTTTAGGGTCGTCTACAACTCTGCGAGTTATAACAGCATCCGACCAAGCTTCTTCAGCATCTATCTTTGTGACAAATGCTTTTTCAAACGTATCTTCAATCCACTCACGTCGTGTATTAAATCCAGCTTTTTGAATATCTTTGATATCCATGTAAGCCGCGTCAGTAGCTATCTTAGCTTGTAGATGTGACCTGTAAGAAAGTTGCTTAAAGAATTCATCTTCAGCTCCTAACATACGAGATGGTATAGTTAACGCTTTGCCTAGTATGTCTAACGTCCCACTCTTAACTCCAAGGTATTCAGATGATATTGCACGGGGGTTAGTACCTTGCATTGCGTTATCAACCTTAACACTTTCATCTAGTATAGGCTTCATGTTGTAGCCAGACCTAGCCGCTAATTGTATGGCATCAGAAAAGTTAGATATATAATATGTATACATCTTCATTGCGGTCTTAGCTTCTTTTAAGTTTCCACTTAAAACCGCACCTACTGCGCGTTCTGCAGGTCTCATCATAAGGTTAACACTGTTTGAAGTCATATTGAGCATATGTGTAGTCGGACCACTTAAAATAGAGTTAATCCAATATTCATTTAGAACACGTAACCACTTACGTTCTGCCGCTTTAAATATAGTCTTGGTACGCTGTTTACTGTTAGTAACTTTAGATAATTCTTGAGCTAGTTTTCTTACCTTCTCACTACCACCAAACATATCAACTCTATTTACAAAGTCAGTACCAAGAGAATTGTCAGTGACAACTCTACCTGCGCTTGTTGCTCTAGCCGCTGATGTTTGTAGTGACTTAACGTTTGCTACTACTTCCATAGTTGCTTGCATCATATCTACAAACTTATTTTCATCGACTTCTGTAAGTGTGCCAAGTTCTTTCTTTTCAGTCAGTTCTTTTGAAAGTCTACCAACTTCGTCACTCATAGATTGTATAGCAAATTTACCTGCAACTATCTTCTCAGATAAATCTCTTGTGATTGTTTCAGTGATATTTAGTTCTTTAATGATGTTGTTAGGGTTTGTGCCAGAAGCATCTGCGATATATTTAATTGCGCCTCTATGTACATCATCAAGTGTTTGAGGCTTATCTAGCTTCATCTTTTTGAATGTTTTAGACTCTCTCAGTACAGTTGTGAATTCTTCAAGAATCTTAGCACCCTCAATCGGCTGGTTCATATTTCTTGAGTTAAAGAATGCACCATCTTCAATAGATACTAATTCAGTGTCACCACTCTCAAATGCTCTTGATAAAGCTTTTTCAAAGTCTTCTTTCTTAATTAAAGGAACTTTAGCTTTTGGCTTGATTACTTTAGGCTCTACTTGTGCCTGTAGTATCTCACTCTTTGCTTCATCAGATGTCTTTATCTCTACATCTGCTTTAGCATTTGCAGGGATATCTAGCTCACTCATTGCTTTTGCAGGGTCGTCTGACGCTAACGCTTCCGCTGTTTTAGCATTCAATTCGTTTTCAGCTTTAATCTCAGCTTCTGTCTTAGGGACTTCTACTAGATCATCACCAGCTTCATTAGGCTTAAATTTAGTACCATCAGGTGCTTCAAGTGTACCATCATCATTAGCTACAAGCTTATCAGGTTTACCGCTTTGAGTTTCTATTTCATTTAACTCTGCGTGTGTTTCATCTAGTTTAGCCGCTGTTTCATCAGATACTTTACCTAGTTTCTTTATCTCTGCTTTAGCTTTACCGCCAAGCATATAGAACTTAACACCTTTAATAATACCTTCTAAAGCTAGTCCAGTAACACCACCTTCAATAGAATTTCGTAGGCGGTTCTCCCATTCGGGTGCGTCTACATCCATTTCAAGTGCTTCAGTTATTGGGTTCGCTAAAAAGCTATCTTCAATAAGAGATGATATGTTAGCTTCATATGGGTCAAACACAGTAGCATCAACGATACCACCTTTAAGCATTGCACCAACAAAAGTCTTTGCTCCACCAAGTGCAACAAATCCTGTAACAAACTGTGAGATACCTTCAGTAAAACCACCAATCATGGTTTCACGTTCGTCATCAATAATGTTTAAGTTTTCTACAGCTTTAGTGATAATGTCTTGATCTAGCTTATCTTTGTTAGCTACAACCTTTTCCCTATCCCAGTAGGTAGGTATCATACTATCAGCTTTACCATCACCGTCATTGTCTTCCCAGACTAAACGACCTGTACCAAGCTTATCTTCCACCCACTCGCCAGCACTATTAACTGTCTGTGCTGTTTCGTTGATAGCTCCTTCGATACCGTTTAAGATACCTTCGCCCATGTCGGCAAGAGTACCAAAGAAGCCAGTACCTTCTGGTTCGGCTTCTACAACATTAGTCTCCTGTACTGCCTCAATAACACCAATAGTCGAATTATATTTATCCTGACCGTATTTGGATATGAAGTCTGTAGAAGACAGCAAGCCGCCTTTAAGACGCTGTTGTGCGTCTTTGAATTCTTCTTCTTCCATTTTATAATCTTTCTATTAGTTATTGAGGTTTTCTGGAATATTGCTAGTTCCAGTTGTCATAACTGCATCGCTTAATTTCTCTAAAACATTTGCGTATTTATCTACTAATACTCTAAATACGTTCATTGTGATTTCGTCCCTCTCAATGGTACTAGGAAATCTACCGCCATTATCTTTTATGAACTTTTCAACACCTATTCTCACGAATTGCCTGTATTCTGAGCCAACTTGGATTGCTCTCTGATGTCTAGCGTCATCAAAGTCTTCCATGTTACCTTTAAACATTTGCTGTATGTCTTTTAACAAATCAGATTCTACAGATTGACCTACAAAATCTAAATTAAGTTTATCGTCTAACTCAGGGTTATATTGAGATTTCCAGATATTTAGTTTGGCGTTAACACCTTCTACAGTAACCTTACCGTCTTCTGCGTATCTTAAAATAATATCAGAAGCTTCTTCATAGGTTTTAGCTTTACTTAAAGCCGCATCTAAATTTAGTTCGCTTTCTGCAGTTTTATTTTGTCCACCAAGTTGTTGAGCTTTCTCGATTGACTTTAAAGTATTGTTGTAAGATATTGCTAATGAAGTGTTTTTCTCTTCAGACGACATCCTTAATTTAAATATTTGACCTCTTAAAATTGTTTCATTTTCTGGTGTTGGGTCGTTAATATAATCAATAAGGAATTGTGCGGAGTTTGCACGAATTACTTCATTTTCTTTATCTAATAGTTTTTCTTCTCTAGCAATCCTAGCGTTCTCTATCTGTATAGATTTAGTTATAATCGCGTTTTCTTTTTTCTTATAATATAAAGAATTACCTACAAAATCTGTACCAAATTTAGTGTCTTTAAAAACCTCTAAGACTTCTAAATCACCAGTTTCTTGTACGTGCATACCAACAGCATCAATTATTGTGTCTAATACTTTAGCGTTGTTTGCACCGTTTACTGAATATTTGGCGGCTGTTTCTTCTAACCACACACCAAACATCCCACGGTTTGTCATATAGGATACTTCATCCATATCATCAGTAAGCATAGTAGAGACAGCTTCATATACCTCGTTACCAAGTTGTTTGTAGTTCTCTTCTTTCTGCCATTCGATATGTTTATTCTGCCAAGATTGTCTAAATAATTCTTCTGCTTTAGCCGCTGACGTACCAAAGTTAGTTGCCATTTCTGCGTCAGAGAATTGTGACATACCATTTGCTTCTACGAAATCAGCTTGGAAATCACTAATAAACTTATTAACTACATTAGGGTCGTCGTTATGATGTAGGTTTTCAGACGCTAATGCGGCCTCTAGTTCACCTGTATATCTCATGGCTAACGTGTTCATCTGTGACTCACGATAACCTTTTCTTAAATAAGGACTTGCACCTTCTGGTATTAGACCTTCTTTAACAGCTTCGCCCATAGCAATTCTGTTTTCTTGATATAATCTCGTACCTTCTTTGTACGCTGTTTCATCTGCACGTTTTTGATTATTCTCTTCGTTACGTTTAACCTTTGGGTCTAAACGGTTTAACATTTCTGTTAACTTAGCGAAGTCGTTATTCTTAACTGGTTGTACATATGTCTCTACAACTCTAGCAGTAGGAGATGTATTTGGTATTTGGTTTTCGAATGGATTACCCACTACTGGTCGTGCCATATTATTCTCCTATCCTATATCGAATGTTCGTTGAGCGTTTTTCTCATCCATATCCAACTTATAGTTTGCTAAAGGTTCTGCGACTGCAAATAGACTTTCAGCAAAGCTTGGTGGTGGGTTTGAGTTTATTCTGTTTTGTGCTTCAGATTGGAAAGCGAGTTTATCCATTTCGTTCTGAGCTTGCATACCTTTAAGTTGACTATCAACTCTCGCTGTCATTATGCCTTCAGAACGTTCAAAATCATTTATAAGCTGGTCAACGTTTCTACCTTGAACCCCAGAACCACCAGCTACAGCTAACGCTGTCCCTTGTGCTTTCATGGCTTTTAAATCAGCATCTTGTTTTATCTCAGATGCTTTATTTTGTTCTTGTAATAGGCGTAAGTTCGATTGCTTGCTCTTTATAAAGTAAGCGTCTTTAGAGGCTTTAGCGACTGCCGCCGCTTGGTCTGCTTTTGCTTTTTGTTCCATTACTGCACCACCTACTTTTAGGGCAGTCATTATGGTTGCTGGGTCACACATTTTTATTAATCCTTACAAATTCGTAAAAGGGTCTGCTTTCAGCCCCGTAGTTTTCGTGCTTGTTGATGAACGTAAAGCCCATCCAATCAAGCCATTTCATATGGACAGTGTTTCGGGCATCTACACAGTTATATAGTAATGAATAGTCTTGACCTAAGTAGGCCAAAGCTTCTTTACTGTTTCGCAAGAAAGTCATCTGGTATTGATAGATGTCATCTGTAGCGCACATCCAGACGACCCCTGCGTTTTCTAAATCAGATTTTACCACACCACACAGACCCACACGCTCACCATTAGGTGAACGTAGGGTTAGTGTTATGTCTCCTATATCAAGGCCATTATGAAGAACGCCTAGAGGCTCATTACCTGTTGCCGCTTTACATTCTTCATAATCTGCTTGTCTTAATTTAGGAGCGATAAAATCTACATCTTCCACCGTTGTTGGTGTTAGTAGTTTATTATCCATTTACTCTTCTACTTCTGAGGTGCATATTGCCTTCCCATTCTGCCGATAAGAATTGGCAGGGTAGGTGGCTATCACTCTCTATTAATACTCGTATTCGTTCAGCTTTAGACATAACTGGAAACCTAAAGTCTCCACTATCTAATGCTGTAGAGCCAAGTAAGTTAGAACCACCACCAATAATACGACCTGTAAAGATGTATTCTTGTGCTTGTGAGTTTTGTTTTTGTATAACGCTGACCTTAAAATCACCACTATCTTGATATCTTAGTAGCCAATGTTTGATCTGCAGTCGTCCACCAGTAATCGCAACACGTCCGCCAGATGCTGTAGGTTCTTTAAGCGTAGGCTCAGAGAACTCATAAGTCATTGTGTAACGTTCACCTACATAAAATTCTGTTGATGTGTGATTACCTGATACAATAATTGTTGTACCTGACGCGCTCATATTAGTTAACACAGTACCTTGATTTGTACCTCTATTTTCTACAACTGGATTTGTTAAAGAATAGGGTGTTGTTATTGTTGTTTGATTGGTTGCACTATTGTATGCCTTACCAACCTCTAGGTTTGAAACTCTATAATCTAGCCTAGTTACATAATCTTGAGCTGTATCACTTCGACCAGCATCAAAATGTATTTGCATTAGTAGAGTTTTACCTGATTTATTTAAAACAACATATAATGTGCTTTCTATAAATTCAGCATTTAATACTTCACTATTATCAAATGTATATTTAGACCAAGACGATTGCATTTTCTCACGCCCAGCCCAATGATACTTATATAAGAATATTGTATCTGTAGCTAAAGAAGACATCATAATTAATGCATTTTCAGCGGTACTAGCCGCTAACTTATAAACACCGTCAGGAACATACTTAGCTACGTGAGATGTAATATCTGTTGCGTCTGATCTATCTGTATCATCAACAACATAATATTCTCTAACCGATGTGAACCCACCACGCTTGGCAGGGAAATATACAACACTACCAGCACTTACAGGGCTTGTAACTGTATTAGCTTCATACTCAGTTGTTTGACTTATAGATGTATTCTTAGGTGTAATAAAATCACCACCCTTTAGAATGAACTGTGTCTGATCAGAGAATAGTAATAATTTACGGTCAAAAGGCACAGCGTGTTTCAATGTAGAAACTTTAACGTGACTAGCCGCTACGTCTATTGGGTCGTTATCTAAAAGACTTCTAGCAGTCGTTGCAAAGAAATCAAAGTAATCTGAAGTCCTCGACATAATAACATTCTCACCTGCCAACACTCCAAAGCGGTTCTGAAAGAAGAATACATCTGTAATTTTCTGTCCTATGAATGATGGGTTTGCTATGGATATTTCATCGCCTACAGCTCTATCGCCCCAATTTGCTTGTTCAAATGTGAATGTCCCATTTGCTTGTCTTATTAAAAGGTGTGGCATTGTTGCGGCGTTTAGTTCGTATTCTATGTTAGGTTTAGCCCATTCAATCCATACACCAGAACCTATTTTATTTTGTGTTCCGTTATCACTTTCAAACTTTACATAGTAATCATCAAAGTCGTTTGTTTGATCACCTTGTACGTGTGCTATATAACCATCAGGAGCATTTGAAGGTAGGTCATCAAATCTTTGTACTGTACCTATAGTCGGACTTAAACCTGTGTCACCTAAACTATCATATGTAGCTAGGTCGAATGGTGCATTACCTGCCTTGGTTATAACAACTGTTGAACCATCAGCCTGTGCTGAAAAGTTAGAAACACCATTAATTGCTGAAGCTAATGCCGTGGCAATTTCATCTGTCCGAGTTTCTACTTGGTCAGTCTCAGATGTTACGTGGTTAGCGGCAATACTACCATCAAGATATACTGTAAATCTTTGGTTATAATCACCCTGTTTAACAGCTATTAATCCTGTAAATGGATATGTAGGGGTTAGCTGTGTACTCATTGCTGTTGTCTGTTTTGAGTTAACAATGAATGTATAATCAGCAACTGTAACAGCTCTAAAATCAGTAGCTGGTGTTGTACTGTTTAGGTAAGCAGTACCATTAGGGTAAGTAACGGTTTTCTGATTACCAGCTAGGTCATAGATAGATATCTGATTACTAGCATTAATAAACATAAAATAACGTTCTGTTGTATCTCTGTTTATTAAATGTGTGAATGACCCCGTTGTTGCGGAGTTACTCATTGTAGCCACGTATTCTAGCGGTGGTCGCTTTTGTAGACCCTCAACAAGAGAAGGGAACGCATTAACCTGTTGTTCAGCTTGAGATGATAATCTTAGAGCTGGAGACTGTTGCGATACACCTTGTATCAAGTTGGGGATAGCAGAACTTATCATACCCATTAGATCATCCTACGATTATTTCCGCGATTCATTACACGGGATACTGAATAGCTATCCATCATGTTATAATCCGCTGTGTCTCCTTCAAAATCTTTTAGATCAATCAGGGCTTTTTGTTCATCTCTTGATACCATCTTACTAATGGTTTCTGAGTTAAGCATACGGTCTGAAAATATACGTGCGGCTCTTGTAGTGATGTACCGTTTAGCTACATCAGGCAGAGTTAAGAAGTCTCTATAGTATACGATTGTGGCTTCAACACTTGCTTGAAATTCTAAAGACCTAGCTGTTAAATCAAATAGCTTTCCATCTCTCTCAACTGTATTGAAGTCTGGTGTGTCTATACGTGCAACATCTGCAGGTATAACAATTTGTTTAAATTCGTTACGACTAAGCACAACTTTATCTTCAGTATTAAAGTGCCAGCCTTGAGCTTGAACCTCACGGCTTACCTCAGTCAGCACTTGGTTAGCGATTGTCACATCTGTAACCTGATTGCCTGTAAGTGTGTTAACAGGAGCTTCGCCGATTGTTGTCAGCAAAACGTTGACCGCTTCTAGTTCGGTCATAGACGTTGGTTTTGTCATGATGTCCTCATTAAAAAAAAGGGTTGACCCGATTAAAGGCCAACCCAAAAATTAGATTAAGCAGATTTGATTTCTACAGAACACTCTGGGCGCAAGATGCCATGCCCCATTGCGTACTTCGCCGCCATTAATGTACCTTGATACATAACTTCGAAGTCACCTGATGTTCTTTCAACTGCTAAGTCCATTAACTTAACAGTACCCAAAGCTTGCTTCTGCATTACTACAGCTACAGTGTTTTGGAAGTCACCGTGGTATGTGTTGTTCTCACCAGCTACTGCTGATACGTTTGTTGTTGGTACGTTGTTAGATTTAACAATATCAATACCAGCAACTTTAAGAACTGTACCGTCTGCATAAACACCAGCACCACCGAAGTCACGGTTGATTACGTCTGTTGTTTGTACAAGGTTGTAGTATTGTGAAGGTTTCACGATAGCTACACGCTCATTCTCAGGAACGTCTTTCTCGTCCATGATTTTAGCCGCTTCAAAGATTGATGCCGCTAATGATGCGCCGTTAGTTGCCGCGTCTGCGTCTGTGATAGCTGAACCGCCGTTACCACCTGTTACAGTAGCACCAGAACGAGCCGCTAATACAGCTAATTGTAAACAGCGAACATCGAATTGTTTAGCTAGAGCCATACCTAATAGACGTGAGTATTCTGCACGTACATCATAGTGGTTCTTAGCTTCATCGATATTTGCGATAAATGTGTCAGCAATTAATACGTCATCGATGTTGATAACGATTTCATTGTGAGCGATTTGTTGTGTACCCAATAGTGGTGTACCTACAGTGTGGTATGCGGCATTCGCTTTACCTGTCACTGGGAATGATGCTGATTTACCAGACGCGATTGTACGCGATACGTGTAAATCTTTCATTACGTTTGTTTCGTCAAAAGCAGTTAAAACTTCACCAGCAAATACTTTAAGAAATAAAGCATTCGACTGCGTTGCATTAGCCGCCGCTAGGTTTGCCGCGCCGAGGCGTGACGGAGTTACGTTTGTCATTGTCTTTTCCTATTGAAAATAATTTATAGATTTAAGAATGACTTTCGGTCTCTTACTAGGCAGGGTTGTCATACGCATATGGCCTTGTCGTTCATTGTCGATAGTCTCAACCACCCAAATTAGGTGTGTTAGTTATTTCTTAGTACCTTTTCCGTAAGGTTTTTTCTTAGACATAGTTACTCCTATAATAGTATTGATGGGGATTTCTCCCCACCATAATAGTTTTAAAATACTGAAGACCGTCCTAGTTTTTCTTCAACGTCTTTAGTGTACGCTGAGTCTTTACCGTATCGAGGGTCTTTCATAGCCGCTACAACTTGTGCTGTGCTACGGAATTCATCTTTAGATGCCGCTGATGCTCTACCTTGTAGTAAGCTAGGCTCAGAACCTTCTGCCGCTTCACGTTTAGATGCAAGCCATTCGACTGCCATCTTTGCATTCTCAGTCCCACCATCGACCATGTTGTTATACAACTCTAGTTCTTTAGTATCGAGAGATTGCTTTGCCCAATCAGTTAATTCTGCGTAACCTTCTTCACCACCAGCTACATCCATAACTGCGGCAACATCGGCTGTTGCTCCTGATTGCATACCTTTAATGTATGTCTCCACCATTTCCCGTGGATATCCCATACCTTCAAGTTCTGTGAAGCTATCATTAGATAACTCACCACCAGCGGCGTATTCATCTGCAAACTTTGTAAAGCTGACAGGTTCACCTTTAGGTGTCTCAATGTCTGCTTCTGGAGTATCATTTGGTGATGACATCTTCTTCTCAAGTTCGCCGTATGATTTAGCCATATCTTCTGGTGAGCTAAACTTTTCGGGCAACCACTCAGGTCGTTCAGAAAGATTATCTTCTGCAACTGGTGCTTCAGAACCTGTCTCTTCTTCTGTTATTGTGATGCTTTCTGCCATTCTTAGAAGTCTTCCCTTTTAATTGGGTGTGGATTTCCTTTGATAATGGAAGGTGTTGCCAGTGGTTTCTTTACAGGCTCTTCTGAAGGTTTCTTATCCTTCGCCGCCTTGCTGTCTTTGGCTTTCAACATATGAATTTCCTAATGCTTTAACTCCCTCTTGAATTGCGTTTGGCGAAGCTTGCATTGCCATTTGTTGCATCTGCGCTTGCTGTTGCTCTTGGGAGATTTGTTCTTGTGTTTTAATAAGACCGTCTGTCTCGATGCCTAATGCTGTTGCACGGCGTTTGATATAGTCCTGTAAGTTTACATATTGCTGTAATACTTCAGACCCTAATGCTTGAGACATTCCTTGTATAAACAAATCTAATTTGCGTAGGTCATGCCCACGTCCTAGTGCTTCCATACCAGTTACGATTGAAGGTTTTACAACCTCTTCTGGTAACTTAGGTAGCTTCTTAGATTTAGTTAGTACGTCGATCTTACGGTTAATGTAAGGTAACTGAAATTCTTGAGATAAGATTGAGTAAATACCTGATAGGGTATCTTCTAGTTCACCTGCAAGATATCGTATTTCTTCCGCTGTTACACGTTCAGCGTTTCGAGATACAGATGATTGTAACATGAACTGTTGTGATAGGCGTTCTTCAATACCCTGCATAGCTTGGTAAGCCACGCGGAAGTCGTTGAACTTATCCATCTGTAAAACAGACACATCGTTCTTATTACCTTCAATGATTGCTGTATTCTCTGCTTGAGCTATTGTTCTCATTCTGGTTGTACCGTTAGGATTAACCATGAATAATACTTTAGCCGCCGCCGCCGCGCCCTCAACGATTGCTTGTGATAAAGCTTCAAGAGACCGTAAGTCACCTAGAAGTTCTTCAACAAACCCTCGACCATAATCCTCACCGTCAATACGGGAGAACCTTAATGGTAGGAATGGTACGCTATCTTTCTTATATTTACCTTTAGAGCCAGTAACTAATGTACCCTTGCACTCTTGGTAAACAGTATAGAAATCATTCTTACGCTCTATATGAGTGTAGATTTCTACAGTCTTTTCGTCACCTTCAAGTTTTCCTGTTATGTTAGCCGCTGTCGCTTTGTCCAGAGCGTTAGGTGAAACGTGTTCAACCGTTACTATCTCTAACACTTCGCCGTTAGGGGCGCGTGATACAACATAACTATCTAAATGGATTACTCTTGTTTTATTTTGACCGACTTGTAACAAAACGTTACCGCCGACAATTAAGTGTTTTAACGCTTCATGTACCGCTACTCGATCACCAGACGTTTCAATCTCAGACATTACTGCCCGTTCATACTCACCTAATTGTTGTTCCATTGCAGTTCTAGCCGCATCGTCTTGAGCCATATCTTTTAAAGTATACGGTTCAACCATGAGGCGAAAGAATGGTGAGTTAGGTGGCATTAGGGCTAGTGAAAGTTTAGAAGCTAAATTATTAACACCTCTCGCACCGATGCCTTGAAACGGTGTGTATAAATCACTTGTCTCGTTATGGCTATCTTGTGGTATTAAAGATGGAATAGTTAGTTCTGAACAATCTCTAGCTCTATCTAAATACGATTGTCGTCCTTGTTCGAGCTGACGATACCGCGCTTCTGCAGTACCTTGACTCATAATTTACGTTCTCACTTTGTTATTTGTAGTCCAGTATTTTTACCCATGTTTGTAACAGTTGGGTCTAGGTCTACACGTAACTGAGATGTTCCAGCGGCCTTATCAGCTACTGCACCTTTCTCTTGAGTGTTACCACTCTCAGGTGTAGATGGGTCGTACATATTAGTTTGTACAGGGTTAACCGCTGGTGGCGCGGCTGGTGGGGGTGTAGGTTCGGCTTTACTGCCTCCAAAGCACATAGTCTATTCTCCTAAATTTGAAGCTAATTGTTCTTCATGAATTGTTGTTAAAAAGTCTACGACTGAACGCTGTCCACCACGCCATTTTAATTCATCCAATGTCTCACCAGCTTTGGGAGATACATTAGGAAAACGTGTGTTAAGTTCTGCTAGTAGTTCTTTAGAAATATAAGGAAACATTGTTTGTTTAATCCTCTAAAGTGCAACCTAATTAAAGGCGCGTGTCCATGCGGCACATATACCTGACCTCACAACATCGTCGTGAGTGAAGTTACAATGGGCGGCTGGAATGTTATGTTTATGCAATAAATCTATAGCAATCTTTAGACCTGAGTTACCACTAAGGTCATGCTGAGATATATCACCGTTAATTATTACCTTGGTGTTTTCTCCTATTCTGGTGAGAAACATCTTCATTTCGTGAGGTGTAAGGTTCTGTCCTTCATCTAATATTACAAACGCATCATTAAATGAACGGCCTCTCATAACCTCGAAAGGAACTATTTCGATATCATTACGCTTACGAGCTATCTCATATTTACCTTTACCTAGTCTTTCAGTTAGAACTTCAGTAATCGGATAGACCCAAGGTGCAATCTTCTCTTCAATAGTACCTGCAAAGAAACCTAAAGATTTACCTGCAGGGATGTTAGGGCGAGTTAATATAATCTTTTTAACTCTATGTTTATTATACATATCAGCGGCAATAGCCGCCGCTATATAAGTCTTACCAGTACCTGCAACACCAGTAACAAATACCTGAGAGTATCGGTGGATACACTCCATATAGTTCTCTTGTGCAGGGTTCTTTGGGAGTAGAGGTTGGACGCGAGGATTAACCACGCGCCCTTGCTCTTCTACCTTACGTTTGTAGGCAGATTTTTTAGCCATATTTATTCCTTATCGGATTGGGCAAGCACCTGTTGCACATTCATCATCAGTTAATTCATCAAATGAGTTTGCGTTCTCAATATCTACGGGTGCTAGTTTTGATACATATTCATCGTATACTTCTTTAGATACGACATCTTGAGGTAGGTAGGCATAGCCTAAGTCTTCAGCAGTTTTAGTTGGGTCGTTCCTGTAGATGAATGATACACCTACATAGCTGTCCCAGTTATTCATAATCCAATCAATCATACTTGGGATTTCATCAGGAGAATAACTAATGGTTACTGAACAATTATGGTCTACATAATTATCCATCATTAGTTTGTATCTATCTAATTGCTGTACTGCAGTTTCGAGATTTACAAACTTACCATCAACTTCATCAAACCTAACATCGTCATATGATACAGGGAATGTAATCAATACGCTGTCAGGTTCGAATGGTTTCTCAATTACCTTGTATCCAGCATTAGTCATGATGGGTACGATAGGGTCATGCTTAGAGAAAGTAACATTGTTAAACAGATACTTACCTAATGGTCGATGCACTCCTTCCGTAGTCGACATGATTTTTGACAACGTTCCCGAAGGTTTTATGGTTGATACAAGTTTAGCTCTAGGTAGTCCTAGTTCATCCGCAATACTGTTAGCTCCTAGTCTTGCTTGAGCCTGTAGTGTCTTGAGCATACTCTCGACATTCATGTACATATATTCTTGATGGTCTAACCATTTAACAATACCTGTAGCACCGACACCACATAGACGTAAGAATTCATTTAGCTCATGCCATGAACGCTGTAAGATACCGTCATCTAAATTCACACAAGTCTGCCGATAGTTTGCTCTAGCTGACATATAAACAGCACGTTTCAAACCTTCGAAGTCATCAAGGAATTTACCCCAATCAATCTCAACTAGGTTACAGAAACTCTTATTACCTAAGAGTATCTCCGCGCATGGGTTAACTCCTTTAAAATGTGGAGCGCGTTTGAGTGCGGCTTCAGCATTAATGAATGCAGGTTCTGAACCACCAGCATCAACCATACGGTCAAAGATATATGCTATCTCCCACTTGGTAGGCTTCTTAAAGAATAACAATGAGTTGTTAGATTGTTGTCTGTGTGCATTGTCATGTAACCAGAAATCTTTCTTAGCTGATATAAACTCATCAACTTCGATATCATCTACAGGCATCACTGCGATTTCTGCAGAACGTCTTGAAGACAATGTAGTTCCCATATGGTTAAGCAAGTCTAAGATATCCATACGTGTTAGTAATTGACCAGCACGTTTGTTCATCATGTTACATATCTTTTCTAGTGCTATGTGTAATGTATCATCGCCAGAACTAATCCAGCCATAACCTTTTAGCCTAGTACCTGCAGGTCTGATTTCAGTGTAATCTAATATCAACCTATCGATAGGGTCTTTCAGTGCCATGATTTTACCTAGAGCTTTAGCCCAAGCCCTCGCACTATCACCGATAGTTATCTTATAGATACGATAGCCTTCTTCAGTAACCCGTAGTTCTGTTTTGTTATCTTCAGCACCACGGTCTGTCCTTGTCGAACGAAACGTTTCTACCTCGATGTGCTTTGCAAAGCCATTAAGTGTACCAACGATAGGTTCAAAGCCAACACCACAGCCTTGTAGTAGTAACCAGAATGCATCCACTACATCGTGGACTGTTTCTATTCTACCAAAGCTACAGTTAAATTGAGATGCTTCATGCTTCTTAGCTACATCAGTTCCACCGAGCCATAAGGTACGGCCTGATGTTGTAGCTTTCCTAGACATCATTAGTTCTCTGAATTCATTAAGCTCACCAGTTTCACCTTGGTTAAGCTTCTCACCTTTACTGCGTTCCCATAACCATTCTTGGTGGTTGATTACACGGTCAACTGTTTGCTCCCATGTTTCAAACACTGTGCCTTCATCGTTGAGGGGTCTATTATATGTACGTCTTGTTACAACGTCAGCTCTTATATCTTTCATCTGTTATCACCATTTCCTTTTAGCACCCCTCGCTCTTGGCGGTCTGCTAACTTGCTCAAATTTTTTTCGGCTAATACTTGTAGGGTTGTATTGTGTACCCGTGCCAATTCACTGACAAACCAGAGTACATCTCCTAGTTCGTCTAAGACTTCAGCCCTTGGGTACACGCCATCCTTGCGGTAATACTTAGCGACCTTACCGTTCAGCTCACCAACCTCAGATGATAAGCCAAGTGTTAAATATTCTAGTGCGTGTTTAGTTGGATACACGGCTGTCTTCTCAGCACCATCTTGGTACTGATTAAGCGTTAATTCTTTTGTCATTATTTGCTCACGTATTGTTTAAGTTCTGTGTAGCCACCAACATGAACGCCAGTGTCTGTGAATATTTGTGGAACGTGGGTTTCACTTGTCATTAAGAGGAGTGTCTTTAGCCACGGTTCTTCTTCGAGATATGTAACCTCGAAGGGAATGTCTTCTCGTTCGAGAAGGTTGATTGCTTCTTTACAGAATGTACAAGAATGGGTTGATACAACGTGGTACTTACCACTCATAACTCACTCATACCTGTAAGAAGATTAAGCCGCATCTCAGCGTACCTAATCACCTTATATAAATCTGTAGCTTCGCTATCTTGTGGGGTCATACCATCATACTGTTTATGCCCAGCGCGTACAGCATACTTAACAATGTTACCTACATGAAAAGGTAAGTCGTTACGCATTATGAATTCGATAGGTTCAATTACATACTGAGTATAATGGGCAGGTTTATTTACTAGGTCGGGGGTGTCCATAGGATTACCTTTCTTGTTTTGAAATCGTAGTTGTCTGAACGGCAGATACGAGCGACACGCGCTTGTGTAAGTGCAACCGATTCATTGAGGTTTTGTTTTGCATATGCTTTGACAACTGCGTCCCACATCTCAGTTATGGTTTCACAACCATCGAGAATTTTTTCTGCAGTTTTAATGCCACATCTAGGTAGACCCTTGTAGCCATCGACAGCATCACCTGTCAGTGTCTGAACCATATGAAAGTAATCAGCTTCACGAACGGATACTATGCGTATCCTCTCGTCTTTAGCTGGGTTGTAAAGGTGACAGGGTATTGTGTTTAAGTCTTTATCTTCTGACACAACAATACAGTCTGGTTCATTGGTTGCAGTAATACCTAATAGGTCATCTGCTTCCATAGTATCTACCATGATACCATCCATCTCAGTCATAATATATTCACGTAAAGCTTTTAGTATTAGAGGCTTACGTGTATTCTTACGATTAGACTTATAGTCAGGCAGAACATCTTTACGCCAGTTATCAGTATGGGTCAGATACATAACAACCTCACCTTCACCTAGATGATTAGTCACTTGGTGAATGTAGTTCTTTATATAATCTATACCCTCATGTTCATAGGCGTGTAGTGTCCACATACCATCGCCCCAATCAATAGGACGCTCAACACTTGAGGCCGCTTTGAATGCAACAATGTCTGCATCTATTAAATACTTCATTGTATCTTACCCCCATCGAATGCCATTAGATCAGCGTTAGTTTTTTCTTTGGGTGACATAACAGCTAAACAGATGAGTGCCGCATCATGAACTATGTTCTTCATGGCTTCGTCTTCAACACTGTCGTGGGATGTAGCTAGTGCAACAATGCATTGTGACATTGATGTAAATACTACTAGGTCTTTATCATTGATCATGAGTTAACGCCTTCCATGAGATTGGGTAGAGAGCTTCCATTTGTTCACCGAGTAGTTCAGCAAAGTCTCTAGTTTCTTTTTGTGTGTCGGGTTTAATTCTAAGATTGTAGACGCGAGACCAAAACAATAATGAACCTGTCCAGACCCACTCCGTGACTGCCCCCTGTGGAAGGATTGCCCTTGCTTGTTCGGCACAAATTCCAACAGCTATCATCTTGTTATATGTAGCAATCGCATCGATGCAGATGTCGTGGTAATCTTCAACGAATTCATCTGAACGTCTGTGTGGTTCTGAACTAGAACCTTGCTTCACATCGTCTGCGCCAGCTCTAAAGAACTCTGGCTTCCAGTAGATAGGATTAGATTTTATGTACCGTCTACTAACTTCATTCCATGTTCCACCGACTTGGTGTTTTGCAAGTTGTCTGCTAACAAAGATAGGAGCTGTACATCTGAATGTAGCTACTGGATGTGAGAAGGGATGGTAATGTTTTTCCCTAGCTAGAAAGTTTATAAGTCTTTCGTTTTGGTTGTCACCGTATTGGTCGGCTTGTTTGTTAAACGATACACGGGCGGCATCTGTCACAAGGTTATCACAACCCATGTGGGTCATATAAGATACATCAATCATAGTAATCCTTAATGGTTAGTTTTAATGAAATTAGGGTCGTTGGTTGTGTGAACTTCACGGTGGCAGTTAGCACATAGAAGAAAGCATTTATCTGCTTCAGCTAACAAAGCACTCATAGACCTTTGCATATTATTCTGACTTACTCCGAATAGTTTTTGAGTATGGTCAAAGTGGTGAAAGTCAAAGACATTCTCATGGAATGTATTGAAGCACCGTTCGCACTCGCCGCCTTTATAGGCGACAAGTAATCTCTTTCTTTCACGCACTTTCTCTCGCACCTGTATTGAACGTGGATTGCTAGTGTGTGTCTGCCCAATTATTGCCGACTTTGTATTCTCCTGTAATTGGCACTCTGAACTTGAAGTGTTCTCCAGCTTGTTGAAAAGATTTAACTGCTTGCTTTCCGACATGATCAGCTATCTCCTCTCTTGCTATAAGTTGAACTTCATCGTGGACGTGAGCGACTTGCGCCCAATCCTTGCCCCATGTGTAACCGTTACTGGTTAGATTTTCATAAAGGATTACTGTGGCTTGCTTTGCGATTAGCGAGCCAGCCCCTTGTAACAAGGTGTTGAGGCAACTATGCGTGGAGCGTACTGGTAAGATACGTTTATCCAAACCAACTAGGTGACCTTTAGTTTTAGCTGATCTGGTTACAGCGTCTTTAAGTAGCTTGAGGGCAGGGGTTGCTTTCATGAACTTATCAATCAAACGCTTACCGTCCTTCTCACTACCGCCAACTATAGAACCAATCTTTGCAGAACCTGCCCCGTAGATGAAAGCATACGCAAATACTTTCGATTGATTACGTGAACTCAAACCAGCACTCTTCATATTTAGTGTATGCACGTCACCATTGATGACGACATCACCGTAAGCACCGTCATCAAACTTAGCCATGAAGTGCGCTAATACTCTTAGTTCCAATCCCGACAAGTCTGCTCCCACAAGTTTGTAGCCAGATGGTGCATGGAATAAGGCTCTGCAATCTGTACCGTATGGAGCTGATACGCTAGGACACTGAGCAATGTTTGGTCGATTGTGTGTACAGCGTCCCGTGCTTGCTCCATTAGTATTAACTTGTCCATGTATCTTTCCATTCACTTGTCTCTTCAGCCAGCCATTAGCACCTGTAGCTAACTGACCGATACGCTTGTTGATAAGGAGATACTCATTGAGTACGACTGCTTCATCGTAATCTAATTCTTTGAGTACGCTCTCATCGACTTGTGGTTTGCCTTGGGCTGTAAACTTCTCAGGCTTCCAACCTCGTAACACTTGCAATCTGTCTGCTATATGGTCACGGGATGCAGGGTTAAATACAATCGTCTTAACCTTGTAGGTCAGTTCACCTTTAACATAACCACGGGTCTTGTTGTTTACCTTTGGTACGAATGGTGTCTTGATTTCCCAAGGTGGAAAGACTTCTTGTAGTGTTGTCTCTAACTCTGCCTGTCGCATCTGTAGTTTCTGCAACAGTTTGTTAGCGGCTGATACATCAAAGTTAAAACCTTGTCGCTCTTGCTTACGAATGACGTGAGCGAAATCATGCTCAAGCTTTATACTTTGAGGGCTTGGGTTCTTAGACATAATAAACTTATAGAATGTCAGGTTAGCTTTAGTATCTTGGACGCAATAGGTCTGCATTTCTTCAGACCATTCAGCCCAGCCACCATCATACTCTATCTTATTATCACCTAACCTAAGACCCCACGCTTTAAGCGAGTGGCTACCTATTAGATTTCTAGGGAAGTCTAAGTTCTTCTTAATGTAATTGAAGTCATTGTTTTTAAGATCAGACCAGACGAGACGGGACATCAATAACGTGTCATGTATCTCACCTTCATATACAAATCCAAACAACTTCTCTAATGCAGGGAAGTCAAACCCTTGGATGTTGTGACCTGCAAGTAACTCCGCATTCTCAAGATAAGCCATACCATCTGCAATAGATGTATATCCTTCCTGATCTGCACAGCTTAATACTTCTTCAGTATCCATATCTAATAACACAAGGCTATGGCATACTGTTAGGTCTGGTACTAGACCATCTGTTTCGATGTCAAACATAATACGTTTCATGATGCTGTCCCTCTCGACTAGCTAGTTAAATTAAAAATCATCTTCATCACCCCCGAAGTCGGGAGCGTTGTCTGGGTTCTGGGTTTCAATCATACGTCCAGTTTCTTTGTTGTAGTTTAGGTAACAACCTATGCCTGTCTCTCCGCTGTAGCGGTTCTTGAGAACTCTCACGGTAGTAGTGTTTGGGTTGTCACCTTGTTGGTCTCGCTCTACTGAGATAACCATATCGCTTAACTGTGCGATTGCGGCTGAACCACGTAGGGAATTGAGGGTAACTTCTTTACCATTCTCCCAACCTTGTTCACCTGCAGGTCTGCGTAAATGACTGACTAAGATAAGTCCGATGCCTGTCTCTTCTACAAGAGAACGTAGCTTCGTCATTATAACATCGATAGCTTTCCGCTCATCACCATCATCAATACCTGAAACAATAATGCTGAGATGATCGATGATAATCCAGCTAGTGCCACAAGATTTCGCAAGGTATCTGACCTGCTCCATGAGCTTATCCGTAGACATAGAGCCGAAAGAATCGTAGAGGAAAACACGACCATTGCCAACGGTAGTATCGAAAGCAGTTTTAAGAGTATCATTTGATATTCCTTCCTGAGTTAAATGAAGAGGTACATCTATAGCCAGACCCATTAGAGAGATTGCTGTATGCTTACAGTTTTCTTCTAAAGCGATATAACCTAATGTCTCTTCCTGTTTAATTAAGTGGTATGCAATTTCTCTACATACCTGTGACTTCCCAACCCCAGAACCTGCAGTAATAGTTACAAGTTCACCACGTCTTATACCTCTAGTCTTTTCATTGAGACCATCGAACGGGTAGGGTACGGATTGGGTATTGTCTGGTGTAGAAACTAATTCCCACATATCCACACCAGCTATGATGCCATCAGGTCTATAGGGTTTAGCTTCCCACATAGCCTCTAGCATCTGCTTAGTCTTGCCTTTCACTAGCATATCACTAGCGTCTTTCTCAGGTAACGTAGCAATGTGTGCCTTAGATGGTGATAATAACTTAGCCACATCAAGGCTTGCTTTCCTACCGTGTTCATCGTTGTCGAACATGAGAACAACACGGTCAAATGACTCAACAAAATCTAAAGAATTCTGTACAGCTTTGACTGCATTGCCAGCTCCTGACGGTAAACTACATACAGGAAAACGATTACCTTGTGCTTGGGAAAGTGAAAGCGTGTCCAGCTCACCCTCGGTTAGGCAAAGCATAGCACCACCACCTTTAAAAAGATGTTGTCCGTACAACCCTGCATTCTTTGCATCACCTAAGAATTTAAAAGACTTGTCAGCGAAGCGTATCTTCTGAGCTACGACTTCACCGTCCTTCTTATAGTTAGCAACCTGCACAGGCTGGCCTTTGTATTCACTAATAGTATAGCTATACTTCTTACAGGTTTCTTCAGTTAGCTTACGTTTAGCAAGTGAACCTGATTGACCTGTAGGAATAAGACCGAACGTTGGTTTAGATTGTACGAATTCTGTTTGCATCTTGGCATCATCCTTAAAAAATTTTTGGCAAGAAAAGCACCAGCTTCCACCGTCACTATAAACTGCACGGGCATCGCTACTGCCACATTCACACGACGTATGGTAAAGTAATGAACTATCGTTCGAGCTGGTACTCTGCATATTTCGCTCCATTAGGTGCGCGTTTCATTAAGGTTGTGATATCCAAACCACGTTGTCGTAGTCTGTGTATCTCTGCGGCTAATCGCCAGACGCTATAGTTTGACATAGCTTCTAACGGTGAGATTGTGCCGTACTTTTTTAGGTGGTCTTTAATCTGTGTAGTCTTATTCATAGTAGTCTCCTAGTTGTCAGGATTTCGGGGATTGCCTAGTGCATCTAATAGTGTGAACCAGACATCGAGTGCGGCCTCGACAGGCCATAAGAAAAAGATAAACAACCAGCTACGTAAGGCTAAGTCTTGATCTTCTTCTAGCTCCATACTGACTTGCCGTGTTAATAGAACACCGCCAAGAAAGTAGAGTAGCATTGTAATTAGAATTAGAATTGTTGTGAGTGACATTATGTCTCCAGATAAAAAAGACCCCACGCGAAAAGCGTGAGGCCAGTTGGGAGGAAAATATTAAAATGCTATAGTGCAACTTAATTAAATGGTGGATACTATCTCACCTGTATTGTACCAAAGTTCAGCATCAAAATTTGGACAGGTCTTACCCTTATCAAAATCTGTGTGGCCTTTAACTTTAGCATCAGGGAAGTGTTCCCATTTTAGTTCATCGATAGTTTTCTTTAACGATGCATATTGTTCATCAGTATAATTTATCTGCGCTCCAGTTTTGTCAGCGTTCATTCCACCAATCAAACAGATGCCGATTGATTTCCTATTCATTGATCTGACGTGTGCGCCTGTACGTGATAATGGTCTACCATATTCAACAGTGCCATCGCGTCTAATGACCAGATGATAACCACAACCGAGCCATCCTTTAGCTCTATGCCAGCGGTCAATATCTTTGACACCAATGTCCATAGTTCTGGGTGTGTACGCACAGTGTATAATAATATGTGTGACATCTTCTTTATTCATTTAGCCACTCCTCTGGTACTGTACGGTCTGCGTATAAGAAGCCGTGCTTCTCACACCACATGGCGTAGGTTGTCTTGCTGGTTTTAGAAATACGTTGTTTGCTGTTGGAGAATACAAAGCGAAGGTCGATATCTGGATGCTGATTTTTTACCAGTATCATGGATTGTCTATTGGCAACTTTGAACTGCCCCTTGCTTTCTACTATGATTGTCTTCCCAGATTTAGTTTTAATATAAAAGTCTGGTGTGTATCGTGCCATCCTTGAGGGTACTTCATACTTCAGTACGTTCTCTTCATACTGGTAATCGATACCCTTAGAACGTAAGTCAGCGGCAAGGGTTTCTTCTAACCCTGACCGCCAACCATTCTTTATTGCGTTCTGTCTTACAGTAGAATTTCTGACACCACCAAGCTTTCGCTTAGAAGTCTGCGTCATCTGATACTGCTACCGCCTCGCTACTATTATCAAAGTTATCTGCGACGAAGCCATCTTCTTTATCAAACATAGATAAAGCTTCAGCACCGCCAGACCCTTGAGCCAGTTGGATAATCTGTATAGCTGATGGTCTCAGCGATACACCGACACGTCTAGTTGAAGGCATTGCATATGTATATGCGCTTGCCGCTACACGAATAGTAGAACCACCAGTTACTGTGGCATCTGTAGGTGTCTTGTTGCTATCATATAAAGCAACCTTCATCTCCATCTCACCACGGCGTGTAGTAATCTTAGCTTTCTGTTTAAACTTAAACAAATTGAAGCCAGTAAGATTACCTTGGTCGTCTTCTTCTTCTTCATAGACAGGAGCTAGATCATACTTAGCAATCTTAGGATTGTTCTTAGCTTCTTCATCCCTGTAAGCATCGCGTAAACCTTCAAGCTGTTTGATCAGGTCTTGGCTTTTAGATGCCTCTATTTTCAGTGTTGTTTTATACTCACCATCTACATTAAATTTGTAGTCTGGTGCATTTAGTTTAGGCCATACTGCTATGCCTTTAGGTGTGACAAAATTCGTCATACTTATTCCTTTAGTTGTGTTGATATTCAGTAGTTGAAATACCATGAGCATGAAGCCTCGCCTGTACATCGACAGGCAAGGGCATCGCATTTCGCTTATAGTATTCAGCCATCATTATGAGTGTCTCAGTATCCATAAGTTCCTTTCGGTTTCGTGAGAATGCTATAGTGCAACCTAATCGTTAATGGTTAGAATTATGCAAAGAAGAACTCTGACTGACGTACTTGTGTAACATCGAAGTCACCCTTTGGTGGTAGGTCAGGTAGTTCTCTATCGATTAACAACTCTCCTTCATCTTTAAATTTCTGTAGTGGGTCGTTCTCTACATAAAGTTCTATGAAGGTTTCTCTTAGACAAGCACCAAGCATCTCAACATCAGCGGCGTGACATCCAAAGCTATCATGTATCATAGCAAAGTGAGTGACACCGTTGAACTTAGATAGGTTGACTGTCATTCTTAGGTGACAGCTATCATTAGCGTGAACCCAATTAGGACTGATGCCATTACCTTGTCGTCTGCTATCCAGCTTATCTTTGATAGCTTCCTGTACTGTCATATAGATTAGCTTGTCACCAAACTTGGTCTTAACTCTGCGCTTCTTCATATCAGGATAGTTCTGCATGATAGGTAAACCATCGATAGTAGTCCAAGTGATAGGTAAGTTTTCTTTAGCCAACTCCCTAGCACAAGACTGTAACCAATCCATGCCTGTCTTAGCCGCCTTAACTGTATCGTTGATAGCTTCCCAGATATACTTAGCTAGGTAGATTGCCGCATCAAATTCTTTATCAAGTAAAGGAGATACATATGATCTATCAGCTTGTAATCTTTTCAAGTCTGTATCAACTATATATTCCTGTACAAATGACCTTGCTGAGAACAACGTTGAACCATAGACCCGTGTCATTACTGATCTTTTACTCGACGATCTGGTCATACCAAAATCTAACCAAGCCTGTGCTATTTCTTTATTCTCCCCACGCACAGCATCAGCCTTAACTCTGATGATAGCTTTATCAATCACAGTCTGATAGATATCTGCAGGTTTATCTAATGGTAGTAGGTTTACTTGTGTCGCACCTTCACCGTCAGATAAAGCGGCTGAGAAATGTTGAAGGCCAGAACAACTACCATCCTTACAAACTGGTATGTAGTTTACATGATCATAACCAAAAAGATTATATCCTTCCCACTCCTTACAGAATGCTAGGAAACACCAAGGACTGTCAGCTTCTTTAGCCCACCATAAGTCTTCCATAGGGTCATGAGCTACCTGTAATATTCGTTGCTCATTTTCTACTACCCAATCAACTCTCTCTTGCATCGATGCCTTGTCATATCCAAAGCAGTTAGCACCGTGGATTGCTAGTTCACAAGCGGCCTCGTTTGTACCTAATGGTTTACCATCTGCAAACTGTAGCAGTCCTTTAGATAAATCATTACCTTGCGGTGAGAGATGTGAAGAACCTGCAGGGTAAAGCCTACCTCTAAAGTCCATCGTATGTACAAAGAAGATACTCTCAAACTCAGAATATTTTTCTGCCATAAATCTTACCCGTGCTGTTAGGTTTCTTTTAGAACCTATACGGATGTTCTCGTCATAGATTTTAGTGGCTTTTCT